TGTTAGGAGTGTTCGAAAACATTCCCGTTGATTCCCACTTTATACTCTTTTCTCCAATTTTGTCAAGGATAGATTTTTCTATAGATTCAGCATTATCATCAGCTTCTACTTCAAAAGTAGAAGTATGATCATAAGCCCATATTTTTACTAGGAATTTCTTCATTTTCTCACCTTATTTAGAAAATGTGGCGGAACTGTGTCCCGCCACATAATTAGTTTAGGTTACGCACCTTCAACGCCGTAGATACCTCTATAGTCAGATACGCCAAAAACGTATCTTTCTCTAGCTTTGTATCTAACGTTACCAGTATCGAAATCACCTTCCATTGAAGTTGTCAATGGAGTTCTTTCAAAGT